CCACTTGGATTACTTGTTTCGTAATATGGGATTGCTTTAACAGTTACATCATCTGTCATCTTTTTGTTTTGTGTTGGCATTGTAAAGCCACTCGCTGTTGGTGTTACTTCATAATCGCCCGTATAACTTGGAATTGAGCCACCTGCTTCTTGAATTTCTCCAAAGTCGATAATGAAGTTTTGGTCGCCAAAATCAACATTGAATCCATTACTCATTTCCCACCTCTGTTATTGGTAATTCCTCGTCACACAATACACGTTCTACCTTGAAAGGTATTATCTGCGAAGCAAATACATTCCCACCCGTTGTTCTTACTCTTACTTGAACTTCTGCTTCTCTTGGGTTGAAACCGTTCGCTTCCTCTTGTGTGAATGTGAACGATACCTTGTTTCCATTTATTACTAAATCTTCTTTGTCTTTTTCCAACACAATATCGCCACGTTGTGCATAAGTGATATGAATATCTTGATATGCACTTGCATTATCGGGTAGGGTAAAGGTATGTGTTGGTGTAGTTGCTCTTTTCACTATTTATCCCCTCCTTTTAGTTCGGAGTAAATTTCATTAAGCATTTTTCTTGCTTCTGCCATACGGAAAACGTCATCTCCTTTGACAGATATTTCGGACAAGATTAAATCTACTTTTTCAAGTTTTTCCATAGATTACACCCCTTTTGTCGCTGTAATAGTGATTGTAGGCTGTAAATCAAAACTCTTTTTTACGTTTACAAGTTTAAAACCGGTAAAGTGAGAAGTCGAAGAACTTACAATGTCAAATCCGTTTTCAAGGTTTTCATTCAAGAAACTTGCCAATTCTTCTACGTCTAAATCCTCTTTACTTGCCATTACCATTTGTTCTATTGTTGACATAATTGATAACTCGGCTCTAATTAACTCGTATTCGTTTGATTGTACTACTAATTTCATTTCTGCACCTCTTCTATGCGTTATTTAGATATGTGACTATATCGTTCATATAAGTTGCTGTTATCTGCATTCCGTACGTTGCGATTGGAACTACTCTTGTGCTATATCTCGAATATAACTTGTCGCTCACTTCGTTGAACATATTCGCTGTGAAATTGTTGCCCGTATAGGCTGTTGTGTATGTTCCACCTAATTTGTTTTTCAATGCTGTGGTATATGCGTTCCATTCCGTTGCTGTTAAATTAAATGTTCCACCTTGTACCTTTGGATAAGTCCAAGCGAATGAATTTTTTGTTGTAACATAGAAATAACCACTTTCATATACGTTCTCTCCATTAGGTGCTATCATCCACACTCTACACCTATAAGAAGTGTTTGGAGATAAACTCGTAAATGTTTTCGTTTTTGTTGTTTCGTACCAATCCAAAGTTAAAGTGTCTATTGTACTTCCACATTGGAAATATACTGTTCGAGTGTAAGCAGATGGTGTAGCATTTATCAAATTCAATGTCACGGACGTATTTTGTGTTGAGTACGAATATGAAGCATTTGAATCATATGGGTATGGAGAAGATATGCTTACCACACCTAAATCTTGTTGCCATATCATACTACCATCAACAGAAACCTCTAACAGCACATACCAATCTCCACTCGGTAAAGAAAAAGTATCATATACTGAAGTTTCGCTTGAATAAGCACTTACTGTCCCTACTGTAAAAGCATATTGAGTGGTATAGTCGCTTTTCGTAACTGATACACCATAAGTTCTTGCATACTCTTTATATGATGGTATGTTGTAAACACCAACAGCCAATTCGCTTCCACCATAAGCATTTCCCGTACCAACAGAATCATAAGAATAGAAATTATCCTCTAAAGTATATGCGTATCGTGTTGTTCCATATTGGAATACAACGTGACACCAACTGTCTACTACAGATACGGGCAACGGTATCCATACACCATCTTCTTCTTGACCTGCTGGAAACGAGCCGGAAGTATAGTATTGTTGCTCACCATAAGACGTAACTGTAACTTGCCATATTCTTTCACTTGGGTGATACGTTCCATAGAAGTAAAGAATACCATATTCGGGGTGTCCCTCTAAAACCATATATGTTGTTGAAGTTGACATTTTATCACCTACCCAAATACAGCCGTGTTAGTTATCTCTACCCATTGTCCATTTATGAGTTTATAGAATCCACCGGTTGATTGTATAACGTCACAGTATATATCACCCGTACCCATTACTCCATTTACTACCTTTTGTGGCATTATTCCACATAGTGTTCCGTCATCAAACAGTACCATACCTTTATCCGGAGCATTTCCCTCTGTTGTTGTTTGGTATATGCCGTCATATGTATAGTCCATTGATTTATAATCAGTTCCCGAAGTTGTTTGAATATCAGCATAAAACCCACTTGCTGACATAGACGCTCTGTATTTATAACCGGAAGTTTGTGCGTTTAACATTATAACTGACGAATATTGAGAACTTGTGCTAATATTAACCGTTCCACCCGTGATGGTAAGGTTATTGCAAGTAAAGTTGTTGGAAATTGTGCTTCCGGCTACAATATTGTCTGCCATAACAGTACCCGTGTTAGACAACCCTACTTTATAAGTCGTTCCGTTGTCGTTTGTAAAACGTAGCCCGTTGTAATCGAATTGCCAATAAGAACGATTATCATTATCCTTGATAATCTTGAATCCGGTTGGTCTTTGATTTCCACCTATTGTTTCATAGATTTTCTCATAAGTACCGCCGTACACACCCTCTGCGTTGTTTAACGCATTGGTTACACGTTCTACTTCTTGTTTGAACTCCGTTGAGTTTCTATCTACATACTCTTGTATGCCACCAACGTCTACGATTGCTTGTTCGTCACTTTCTCCAAAAGAATCAATCTTGATTTCCAAACCACCCTTTATAGAGATTTCTTGGTGCATAATAGGAACTGAATAGAATGTGAGGTCTTGCGATACTGTTATAGAATCGCCTACCTCTATTGCCGGATTTCCGAATGTGTCTACTGTGCAAGGTTGCCATTCAAAACCACTACTTGTTATTATGTCGTTCCAAATAGATTGGAGTTGTGATTGTGTCATAAAAGGGTTGGCAAAGGTAATCGTTCTACCACTACCAACTTCCAAAGGGTTTTCTCCGTATCCGCTAACTAACGCTGTTATGGTTTGAGTATCTTTAGTTGATTTCTCGAATCCGTTTACTTTGATAACCTCTTCGTCTAATTCGACTTGTTGTTCGGTGTACCATACGAACTCCAACTTGCCATTACGATTCATACGAGCATTTCTACCCATATAACCGGCTATCCAACCTAAATAATCTCGTTCAGTTCCATCATACGCTGTTGTGATTGATACTGACGGAACAGTTTGTCCGGTTTCTAACTCTAAACCCATAGCGGTAATCATTTGTGCAAATGTAGTACCCGTTGTAGGCGTGTATTTGTCCGTTAGAAAGGCGATTTTATCGTAGGCGGTAATTTCATACTCCCCGTTCTTTTCGACTACGTCAGCGACATTATAGACCCCTAAAGGACACCACTCGGAATTGTCGAATGATATATAAGGCTTTAATGTAGCATTAGGGATTGTGAACGAAATGTTTCTTAATTTTGCCTTTAGTATAGAAGAACAAGTCGCTCCTAACTGAATGTTATCGGACGCTGTACTTTCTTCTACTGTTAATTCACATATGGAATCACTACCCGTAATCGTATAGTTAGTTCCACTTACTGTTGCGATTATCTTGGTATAAATATCTCTTGTATCGGCATTCGCTAATGTTGTGAATGTTGTAGACATATTGACCATATCCTACACCTCCACAAAGTTCATTGATAACGATTGCCACAACCAAGTATTACTGATAAGAGAGTACATAGGTGCGTTTCTATCTCCTACATATACTATTGAACTTCTTGTTGCTCCGGTATATGGGTCGGGGAATTGCAGAGTAAATGTTGCGTCTTTAACCGCTTGTAAGGTAAGTTTCATATCATTTGCCCCCATAGGAGCGAAAGTACAATTTACTTTTCTTACGGCTGTTGCACCGCCTCTAACTCTATCTCTTTTAAGCGTACCTTTTTGGTTTCTACCCGTATTGTCTGCGTCAAGGTCTTGTACGTCCACTTGCATTTTTTGTGGGTTAGGCAACCAATAAATCTCTCCGTCTTGTCTTGTTACCTTGAGGATATTTCCACCCATTATTGTTGTTGTACTCATATATCCTCCTTAAAACGCAAATTTACCGGTTTGAGTGCGGTAATTATTTGCTTCTTTACGCATAACCTTGAACATACCTTGTGGGTCGCCCTCAACTACGAATGTTACATTTTGCTTGGATTGTGCCATTGCTTCCATAACACCACGTTTGATACCCTCAATAATTTGTTCATTGTTTGCCACTACTGATGTTCCATTATTGAACTTACCTGCAATCTCTCCACGATTCATTGTGAACAATCCATCTTCTAATACACCACCGGTGGAATACTTCGCAATGCTTATTGTAGGCAAAGAAATTGACGTTCCAAGAATCTTGTTTACGCCTCTCAAAAACCCCGAAGAGTTGAAAGCATTAACAATGTTGTTTACTGTTTTCTCTACTCTTGTAATAACGTCTTTCATTACTTCCTTGAACTTTGTAGGGATAGTTGCGAAGAAGTTTTTAATGTTATTAACGGCTGTTTTCCAAGCCTCTTTAACTTCTTTTGCGGTATTGGACGCATTAGTTTTAATCTCTTTCCACATACCTTTTACTTCTTCTGTGAACTTGCCTTTTCTTTCAGTAAAGTAATCTTTCATATTTTGGATTCCGGTGTTCCACTTCTTCTTCATATTTTCGATTACTTCGTCTGTTTTCTTGCCGGCTGTATCCCAATCCTTAACAATGTCGGCTACTAATATTCCGAATCCTGCGATTGCAAGTGGAATCCAACTTCCCGATAAAAGAGTAAGGGCTACGCCTATCTCTCCGATTCCTATTTCGAGGTCTTTTAAGCCGTCTTTTGTAAGTTTTCCGGATTCCCTAAAGTCTTTAAAAGCCTTGATACAGTTTGCTATACCGTCAACTAATAGGGCTAGCCCTATAACCTTGCCTAATTTAGTAAACACACCGAGAAGTCCCTCTGCGGTTTTTTTCATTAAGCCAATCTTTTCGAGTATTGTTACAACTTTCCAACTCAAGAACGCAACCCCTATAAGGTCAACAATCTTTCTTATTTTCTCTAATGTTTCTTGTAGGTTTTTATATTCGTCTATTGGAATTTCGGTTTCTTTGAACATTGAGCCTACGTCGGCTGTGTTACTACTTCCTCCGTCGGAGAGAACATTTAGTTCGTCGAAACCGGCAAGTACAAGTTGAGTTTTCTTGGCTTCGTCGCCATACTTCTTAACTGACTTTGTTGCCTCTGTGAATGTGTGCTTACCCATTGCAACAGCAACGAGTTTTGCCAAGTAAGTGAAGATTTGTGCTATTACGTCTGCTATCTTTAGTAATGCCGGTGTTAATGCACTTAACAATTGGCTTGTAAAGGTAGCGATTGAGTTTTTAGCATACAGGAAGCCGGTTGCTAATGAATCCATATCTTTAGCAAGTCTGCCTCCAATTAAGGTAGAATACTTATATATGTTATCCATTCCCTCTTTGACCATATTTACAAAGGTCGATAATAGGAATCTAACAGTTCTATATAAGGCTATTCTTTTTATGGATTTTAAAAATTTTGTGGTAAAGTCGGACAGTTTGCTTGAGTTCTTAATGAAGTCTTTTAATGCGTTCTTGCTTGCTAATAGATTCTGTTTTAAACCATTCAATCTATCAGTTAATGACTTCATTCCGGACGTTGTCTTTTTGAGTGGAGCAATAACACCGTTTAGCGAATTTTTTAGTTTAGACAGCCCTTTCGTGGCGTCGTCGGTATTCGCCGTTATGTCCATAGCAACTGTTGTAACTGTTTCCGCCATTAGTCCACCTCCTTTTGTCCCTCTGCAAACCAACGCAAGGTTTCTTGTACTGACCTTTCGTGGGCTTGTTGCTTTTCGATTTCGGAGATTGGTATAGGATATTTAGGGTAGGATTCGGGTTTCTTTCCTTTACTACCGCCAAGTCCATATGCGAACTCTCCGATTACGTTTTGGAACGCTTGCCAATTATAAAATCCTTGTAACCATAAGTTTTGGTTATTGATAGTATCCTTTATGTCTTTAGCCTTTCTATAAGATATAACTAATTTTGGGTCTAATTCCCAAAACTCCTCCCTCGTCATACCTAACGCTAAATAATAAGGGAATACTTCGTCAAAAATGTCCGATAGTGAAACTACAACTCCACTATCAGTTTCGAGTTTTTTCTCTCTTCTTCTCCCTTTAAGGTGGAGAATGGAACAAGATATAATTCAGAAAGTCGTTCCATAAATCCGTCCGGACAACCCATAACTCCTCCTAACTCTAACAAGAGTTTGTCTGTCTTTTCTCTTGCTATGTTCTTATGGTGCATTCTAAACGCATAGAAGAACAATTCTTCGCATTTTGATAAAGGATACTTTTCTACCTCTTCGATTGAAAAGCCTCTCTGCTCTGCGAATTTTACTGATTCTCTCGAAAACTCTAATGTATAGTCGATTTCGTTTTCCTTGTCGTGTATAATAATTGGTTTTACGCTCATTTTTTACCTCCTATATAGGTTAAGTGGGGTGGGAGTGATATAGGCACTCCCGTTTAGCCCCACTAACTAACTGTTATGTTGTTGACTTTGTATCCCAACCGTCAATACCGGTAATTACGATTGACGCAGGGATTGTATCTACCGCATTCTGTTCAATTCCGTTTGTTCCTAACTGAAGAGGAATACCCTTGAAGAAGAATGACTTTGCTCCGGTCTTGGTTTGATATTCAAACCAAGTTTCCTTTGAAGTTGCTCTTGCTGTGTCGGACGCTGTTTTCATTGTTTCCCACGCTGTAATAACGGCGTCTGTATGATTAAGTGTGAGTTCTACCGCACCGCCGGTATCTTGTCTACCGTTGATATATCTTGTTACTTCATCAGTAATGTTGGAGCAATCTAAAGTTTCAACGGATAAGGAGATAGCGGGTGCTGTCTGTACGTCCGGAATCTGTGTGTAGCCGGAAGTTGGTCTTGAGCCTGCTGTTGTTTCGATACAATAGAGAACTTTTGCACCAACTGTACTAATTTCTAAAGCCATATAATGTGCCTCCTATTTTCCATAAACATAAAATGTAGTTGTTGTACCGCTTGTTTCTTTTGCCACCACGCCTTGATAACGTAATGTTATTCTGTAAATTGAATCGTCTGCGTTAGGTGTGGCAAGTTTTGTGATTCTTGTAAAGCCGTAAGATTCCATATTGGTATCTATCGTATTGGCAATTTTCTTTGCCTCTGCTTTACGTCCGCTTTTCTTGTTTGAATATACATTTATATCAAACATTGTTTCAGCGTGTCGTTCTTTGCCGTCTGTTGTTTGCGTTTTACGATAAACGCTATTATCTGCTTCGACAATACTTACAAACGGGAATGAACTTGGTGCGTCAAGATATTCACTTGAAGTTTGAACCGTTGTATGTGCCGTTTTAATTGCCGTTGATAGCCTATCGTAGACTAAATTTTCAATATCAATCATTTAGTGAACACCTCTCTTGCAATTTCTAATATGTTTTTCTCGATTTCTTTTGACGTGTAATACATACACATATTAGGTGGATTACCCTTTGTTAGTACGAGGTCGGAATCCTTATTTGGATAGATATTGGATAGATAACGACCATTACTACCGGCAACGCCTCTATAAACCCAAGAACCGTGATTAGCATTTCCTTTACCGTAGTGTCCCACTTCGACAATGCCGGCAGGCTTCTGCAATGGGTAAGGCTTATAGTAGACAACGCCCGTACCAAACTCGATAAACGCTACGCTTTGTCCGTTTGCCTCTATACTGTATCCGTTTTTAATCGGAACTACTGAACAAGAGGAATCATTTAAACCGTCATATAAAGCCGTTGTAAAGCGAAATGAGGCTTCTTGTAACCCGATATTAGCGAGTTCTTTTAAAAATATATCCGTTTTGCTTTTTATGTCGTTAGACAATGCCTCAACTTCTCTTACAGCCGTATTTATTCCACCTACGCTTAAATCGACTTTAATTATCAATGTCTACCTCATCAATGGCATATGATATTGAGTTAAGTGATTTTGCTACTCTTACTACACGATAATTGTGTGGGTTGGAAACTTGTCCGGTTGTTGGCGTAATGCCAATCCAAAGACGAGAATTTTCGTTTATAGGACAGTTCATATCGGTTGTTACTATGGTCTTGGAATACTTTGTATCCACACCGAACATATCAACGTCTGCTTGTCCTCTACTTGCTGATATATTGGCTCTCATCATTGTAGGTGTGCCGTATGTCAGCGTGTATTCGCCCGTCTTTAACCCATCTTCGTCTGTCATTTCCGTTTTACCGGAGTATTGTGCGTAGTAAAAGGTTAATGCGTTTCTTACTAAACTTTTCATTATACTACCCTCGCAAACGGAGTAATTGTGGATAATAAGTCCTCGTCGCCTCCGTATGTTCTGTTTATGCCATTTTCATTGTGTATTGTTTCGCCCTCTGCTCCACGCTTTAAATAAAGCCTACAAGCGAGTTCGCATTGTAACATTTCGTACTGTGGTGGTACTTCATATTGTGAGTTGTCAAAAGGGTACAACCGGTCAATGATTTTGTTTGAAGAAATAGTGAGGTACACGTCGGCAATAGCGTCGGTAAGAGTTTCATTAACTAATGTGCTTAATGTTGCTCTTTTCTGTGCTTGTGTCATTTGTGTACCTCCTTAAATTATTTCTTTGTTGTTGTTTTCTTTACAACCTTTGGTTCTTCAACCTTTGGTTCTTCTGCCTTTTTAGGCACTAATAAACCAATGAATTTACTCATTTTAGCCCTCCTCTACCGGTGGTTCGGGTGGTGTGTACTCTGCACACTTTAAAGCACCGTTTTCGTCCACCTTTACTTCATAAGTCTTATCGTTAGCGGAGAAGTAAATTGCTGTTTTAGGCTCTGCTACCTTTTGGTCTACATATGCCTTTGTAGTTGTTTCTTTTCCGTCAACGTAAGCCTTAATACTTTTAGAGGATACGGGGTAATCATCAGTTGAGTTTACATCACTCGCCATAGGGAATGCTGTTCCGTTTCCCCAACGGTAAATTGTTGCCTTTCCCATAGTTGCCTCCTTATATTAGGAATTTGCTGTATTTGCACAGTGAACGTAGATTCCTGCTGTCTTGTTTGCTTCTACGAATGCGTCGTGATAAATTCTGTAATCGAATTTCCAAGCGTTTGCTGTTTGAGTTGTCTGTGGGTCAAAGATTCTTGGAAGAACGTGCTTTGCAACTTGGATTACAGCAGATGGGTGAACAATCATAAAGTTGATTGCATATGATGAACCGGAAGTTGGTACGTTAGTGTATCCACCGCCTGCTTCTCCTTGTGAAGTACCGTCTAATAATTCGATTGCTGTGTTGAATCTGTTCTGTGGTACTCTAATGATAGGCATACCGTTTAACATTTCGATTTCTCTGTTATATCCGTTTTCGTTAGCAAGAACTCTTGTAATCTTTGCCTTAATTCCGTTGTAGAATTTTTCGGATACGAACATAATTCTTCCCTCAACCGGCACTTCTGCGTCGCCCATAGTCTGAATTGCTGTGTCTACTAATGCTACACAATCAGTTGTTCCTACTGTAATGTCAGCCTTGATTGGTGTTACAGCGGAAGAGAATTTAGCGAATCTGTAAGCGTCAATTTCAGGGGTAACCTTTGTTCTTACAAATTCTGGAACGAGTGTTCCGAATGCCATATTGATTGTTTCTTCGTCGTCCATTTCGTCTACAAGGAATGAACGTCCTCTGTCACAAGCAAGTGTAAGAGGCTCCCAAGTGCAAGTTACGTCGCCACTTACATAACCGGAGTTTCTTGAATAATCTCCAAGTCCCTGCATAGAAGTCTTGAATAATTCTACTTTGTTACCGTGTAAAAACTTTACTCTGTTGTTTGCTGAATCAAGAATAGATGTTAATGAACCTCTCTTATAAACTTCATCAAGAATAGGTAAATAAGATTCTGCTAATGCGATTGAATTTCCCATTGTTTAATTCTCCTTTTTATAATCCTGCGTATCGTCTTAATTTGTCGATTTCGCTACTTTGTGCTTTGCCTTGTTCACCTGCCGTAATGTCCGGTTGGTTTGCAAGGGATTCTTTCTCGAACATTTTCTTTTGATTTTCCAAGAAAGATTTTTGATATGCGAATACGGAATCGGTGTCGCCGTCCGCCATAGCATTCGCTGATTTCTCGGCTAATTCTCCGTCATAACCAAGTTCTAAATATTGTGACTTTAAGGAGGAGATAGTCTTTTCTTTTCGGAGCATTTCGAGTTCGTTTCGTAGTGCTTTGTCCGATTCTTCTCTCTCGGCTTTCATTCTTTCTTCTTCACTTTGTTTCTCTCGAAGTTGCTTCTTATAGTCGCTTGCTTCGGAGTTTGCTTTAGCCAATAATGTCTTTAATTTTATAGAATCATCTTCAAACTCAAAGTTCTGTAATGCTTCTATCTTTTCTTCTGCGGACATTTCATCAAATCCGTTAATCGTTGAAGTGTCAATTTTCATTTGTTTTCTCCTTTGCGTTATTGAGCGTTCCCTCGCTATGTTTTCTGTTTAAAGTTTTCTCTTTGTGCGATTATTAAAGTGATTTCCCTATCACTATATCTAAACGGCTAATAAAGTCGCTCAAATCTTAAATTAGAGCCTTAAAAGGCTAACTGTATGTAGCACCTACAATTAACATTATTCTGTGCTAATTGGAAGTCGCTTGGGAACATAGCACTATCTCCGTCAAATGTATAAAACGCTTTGTCGATTGGTACTGTCATTCCCTCTAAATAGTCGTGGGTATCTCTTACTAATTGGTCGCCCATAGTTACCCAAGTCTTTGTTTTCGCTCCATTCTCCATACCTATATCTAATATGGCTTGGTTGAAAACTCTATGTGCCTCTGTCCTTGCTAATCTCTCTACGTCTGTAGTCGTTTGCAAGCGTTCCCTAAAGGTTTCGCCGGCTGTCTTTTTATCGATAGCCGACTTCATTTCCTTTAGGTTAAGTTTGCTTTGAATTGAAAGGTCGGAATTGGCTTGGTCAACGCCAAACGAATAAGCAATTATGAGTAAATCTTCGATTTCGTCCTCCTCATTAGCCCTATTTTCAAGTACGTTATTCACTTTTGATAAGGTTAGGAGTTCTAACTCGTCAAATTTAGTCAATTGTTACCTCGCTTAATTCTTCTGTTTGCCCGTCAACCATTTTTTCGTCTTGTTGAACAGTTTTTTCTTCTTTCTTTGTTGACCATTTAGCCTCAATGTACTCTTTAGAAAGTGCAATATCGGTTTCGGGGTCAGCACTTATTCCGGTTCTCGCAAATACAATCTCCGGTGCGAATCCTAATTCACGCATATTTAAGCCGGCTTGTGTCTTAACTAATAGGTTAGACATTGAATTTTGGTCTATCTTTAACTCGAAATCGGTAATTTCAAGGTCGGATAAGCCGAATTTCCTTAAAATGGTAAGGATTATCTCGTCAAATTCTCTGTTTGCCTTGATAAAGAGGTCTGCTGTGTTTCTTGCGTCTGTATCTGCTATTGAATAGCCACTCTTTAAGTAAACGGCACTCCCATTATCGGAAGAGGAAGATTCGTTTCTTGTAATAGCAGGCATTGAGCATTTATCTAACAGTTGCTCATACAAGTCGTCTAATGTTACTTGTGTCTGTGTTTGGTCTAATTGCTCTGCTAATACTTGGAAATCTGCCTTATTATCTCCGATTGACTTTAAATTTATCATTCCGGCTTGGCGAATTTCGTTTGCGGTAGTGTTTTCGTCGAACTGTACGTTTGTTGTTACTATTAGTGATTGAATAAATTGTTCGATACCGTCTAATCGGTTGGATTCAACTAAATTGATTGCCTCCATAATAGGGATTGCATTCTCGAATGCACCCATACGAGTATCGTTATATACATATTCAACCATTGGGATTTTCCCAATTTGGTTCTTCTCTACTGATACGAGCCTTGAAGCGTTGAATGGAAGTTCAAAATTGTTCTCACTTACTGTATTACCCTCTAATTTGAATACATATTCGTCTGTGAATACGTCAAATATGTACTTTTCGCCTACAAGAACACAGTTTACAGCAAACAACATTGGTCTGCCGGTCTTATAGGAGTAAACACAGTATGCTTGTCTTGGGTCTAATGAGTAAACTTTGAATGGGCGTTTCTCGTCCATTTCCGGTTTAACATACATAACACCAATTCCTACTGTATGAAACCAATTTACAACTTCGTTATCTACTTCGTGCTTACCACTTGCATATATGTACTCGTTTAATTGACCAACCTTTTTAGTCTTTCCCTTTTTACGAGCCACATAACAAGCAGGCTTTGTAAGAAAATAACCGTTCTTGAAATTAACTACTTGGTTTGCGTTGTTAATAACTACCTTATTACATATCTCCGGTCTTACAGTTTTCTTTCTCTGCAAGATTCTCTGCTCACCACGTCTATACCAATAGAGGAACTCTTCTTGTTGAGCATTTTGGAGGTGCTTTTGTAGTGTTTTATTAACGGCTTCTACTACATTGTCGGCTGTTATACGCTCGGCTGTGTAATAGATTTTTTCACGTCCTCTTAACTTATCCATCTTTCCTCCGTATAAAAACAAAAGACGTATTCCTCGCAAGAATACGTCACTTTTTCACGCATATAATATTCAAATTTGCTAAATTGTCAACATTTTTTAGAAAAATCTATTTAATATCTCCACTTTTCCGTAGTTTTGACCCTCAATAAAGTTCGTTAGCATTGATAATGCGTCTACTACGTCGTCGTGCTTATTCTTGCCTAACATTGTGTATGAGGTCATCATATTCATAGCCGACATATACTCCTTATTATATTGGGTGGTGTCCTTGAACAAGAAATGTGTCCTTATAAACGGCGAATCTGCGTATATACGGGTTTCTTTGTTCGCTGTGGAGTATTTGGTCGTGATATTGGTAAAACCGCCTCTAACCTTAATTTTATCGGCTGTGGATTGTGCTATCTTGCCACCTGCGGAGTTCGATTCGAACCTACACATTTTGACACCGTGCTTTAATAAGGTTTCAACTAATCTCGGCTCGACTATCTCCGGTCTGCCGTTATCACATATTATCTCCTCAATATAGAAGTCTTGTCCGTACTGATACGCAATAGGCATTACACAATAGTCTGTTCCTCTGTCTTTTGTGTCACATACCGCTATGATATTGTCCGGTTCTTTATATGGGAGTTCAAAGTATCTTCTTAACTCTTGTGGGTCAAATAACAGCCCCTCACGTTCGATAGGCTCGTTCATATAAAGGCATTTCCAAGATACTTCGTCCATTATGTCCCTTTGCTCGTGGTAGAACTTCGTTGTAAATCCAACTCCGTATGGATAATCAAAATTACTCTCGTCGTTCTTATCAAGTGCAGGACAAACAATGAATCTCGCCCTATCGTTACCCTCATATTCCCTCTCTAACCGTCCAATTACGTCATTAACAGACCAACGAGTGGCAATATGGAGTTCCTTACAATTACCTATCTTTCTCTGCCTTAAATCGGTTGTATACTGTTGCCACAATTTGTCCATACGGTCTTTACTCATAGCCGTTTCGATACCGTCTACTAAATCGTCACAATATAGTAATTGCTTTGCACGAACTTTACCGGCGTTACCCGACCCGATAGACGAGAACTCCAATGTCTCAAATCTCTGTGGCATATCTAAATCAATACGCATATCTTTAGCGTTAGTATTACAAATAGGAACTTGGAATACGTCACCCCACAAGTATTCGTCGGAAGTGATAATACGATAACATTCATCATATACACCCCTTAAAAACGAGTTGGAATGCGAACCACCTAACATTGGCTCGTTTGGGTTCCTACCGGCTAACCAAGTCAGATAAAATATCGCTAATGTACTCTTTCCTACACCCGGCGGAAGTGAGATTGCTAATAAGTCAATCTTGTCATCAGCCAAGTCTTGCAATCCATCAACACATTTCTTTAATGCCTTTTGTCTTGGTACATAGAACTTCTTGTCCGGCTCACGATTCCATTCAATATAAAGCATATAGGATTCAAAGTCGTCTTTTGCTATCGTTAAACATACCTTTTTATGCAATTCAAACATTGCCTCTGCTTTATCCGATTTAGGTATGTGACGACTTAATGCGCCACTTAACTTCTTTAAATACTCTACCGCTAATGGTCGGTCAACCTTTAAACACTCTAAACACACATAGTACAAATCATACATAGCGTTGATTCTGCCGTGCTTACTTATAGTGTCGTATATCTTTGCTAATAAGTCCCTCATTTCGTTACTTGGTATCCTCTTCCATACTTATCTACTACTACTAACTTAAAACCTAATGCCTCTACTACGTCAATAAATAGGTCTACCTTTAGGTTACGCCTTATCTTATCACTAAATAATTGTTGGCTTATTCCTATCTTATCCGCTACGTCACTCTGTTTTAAACAGTTATCTCTCATTATTTTCTTTATTATCATATTCGCTTTCATATCGTACCTCCACGCCAATAATACAAAAAAACTTTTGTATGTCAAGTATCATTTCTCTGTATATGCCAAGACACTCCCTATGCGGATTTACCAAAGAAGTTTTGTAGGAGATATTTTGGGGATATTTGGTGCCGTAACCCATAGCGATTTTTTATTGCGTATTATCCCACCCACCCCGTCAATCCGTAACTATTCCCATAAATTAAATTATCGGAATAGTTGGCAATATGCAATAATACTTGCAAACCTTTGTGTCACAAGGGTTTCAAGGGTTTTGGGTGTTGATACTGTATCGCATACCGTGAACTGTACTCTAAAAGTTGACGAGTTTTTAGTATACAGTTGATTGTGTCGGTATCCGTTGGGGTTAGTTTTTTTTATGTGGTTTAGTATGTGAGTTCGATTGTAGTTAGGTTTGATTGTGTCGTTGGTCGTATCGTGTAGTGTCTTATATATAAACTTATGTTCATAATAGTAATGAGAATAGTTGTTCATTTGGGTTATTTCCATATTTTACCATTTGGGTTGTGGGTTGGTTGTTAGCACTCTATCCGTATGATTGCTAAAAATTGGTAAAAAGTGGTAAAAATTCGAGGCTCTATTTTCGCCTTACAACGACTTTCTTTAACTTTTGGTATTGTTGCACCTTGCAATTTATATGGGTTTGTTGGGTCGTGGTTTAAGTTTTAAGCGTTTTTATTGCTTTTCACGGTGTAAAATAGGGTTTAAAAGGCGAAAAAACAACCATATTTTATACTAAAAACTATTGCACAATGCAAGAAAAGTGATATAATAGATAATAAGAATATGCTTTTTATTCTTGCCCACCGGCGAGGGCTTTGCTCTTTGACAACTTAATTAGTTAATGATTTTTATTAAGGAGGTAACAAATGGAAGTATTTATTTTTGAGTCAAAGCACAACGGACTTTATACCGTTTGTGATTGGGAACAGTACAAGGGCAAGGTTAAAACCTACCTTTGCCGAAACCGTAAAGATTTTGAACAGTGGTTTCGATACGATAACGACTTGCAACACAAAAGAATAGTTTTTAATTATTTAGCGACTATATAGGGAGGGTTAAAAATGGTTTTTATTAAGACAAGACGCCACCTTTACCGGTGGAATGTAAAGAGCCTATTAAAAAGGGTATTGTTTGTAGGTGGTATGGTTGCATATTGGTTTTGGTTTTTTAAACAATGTTTGTTATAGGGGGGGTAAATGGACAATTTCGAAAAGGTTAAAGAACTATACAAAGATTTTAAGACTTTGGACGACAACGGAAAAGACGACTTTGTCTTGTGGTTGTTAGAAGAATACGGAACATATTTAGATATAAAAAAGCAAATACCACAATTATTCAATTATATTAATTATTAGATACAATGGAGGGTTAAAAATGATTATAGGATATATAACAAATTTAGGAAAATATACCGAGGGCTTTTTGATTGGTGAGTGGATAGCGTTTCCAATTGATGAGGACGACCTTGAGGAAGTGCTTGAGCATATCGGCATAAATGAAGATTATGAAGAATATTTCTTTACTGACTGGGGGTCGGAGTTTGACGGGGTCGCCGAGTATTTCGGAGAGTATCCACAAATAGACCACGTCAATGAAGTCGCTGAACAATTGGAAAGTATGCGAGATTACGAAAAGGAAGTTTTTGAGGCTTGCGTCGACTATTGGGGATTTGAGGAAGCAATAGAAAAGGATTTAAACGACGTTTATTTTTATCCGGATATCACAAGCCAATACGATTTGGGTTTGTATGTTGTTCGAGAGTTCGATTATGACTTATGGAAAACATTGGACGACTTGAACGTGATTGATTATTTCGATTTTGAGGCTTACGGGCGTAACTATGAAATGAACGTTTATGATGGGGGATTTTCCTCATATGGTTGGATAGAGAGGGTTTAAAAATGGACTATAACAAATACGACATTGATTTTATGGGCGAGAGCGAGAGCCTCGCCCCCTTAAACTATAACGAACTTAAAACCGGTCATTTGTTGATTGGCGGGTCAAGTGGTAGTGGCAAAAGTACAGTTATACATAAACTAATTGCTAATATCTTACAAGATAGATTGGATAAGTCTTTGTTGATACTGTGCGACCCCAAACGTGTTGAACTTGCACGATATAGAAAAGACGCTCACGTTATCAAGTACGGAAATGATTTAGACAGTATCGACCGGACTTTGTCGTATGCTGTCGGTTTTATGGATTACCGTTATAAGCAGATGGAACGAAGAGGATTGACCGAGTGGGACGGGTCAACCGTGTTCGTAGTGGTTGACGAAGTCGCCGACCTTTTACTTACTGATAAGAAACTTTTTACATCACCATTACAAAAGCTTTTACAACTAGGGAGAGCATCCAAAATGTATGTAATACTTGCGACACAATCGCCGAGCCGTGCAACCTTGCCGGCGTTTATACAATGTAACCTCGTTAACAGATTGGGTTTGTATTGCTCTTCCTCGATTGAGTCGAGGCAAGTTGTCGGTGTAAGTGGTTGTGAGTTGTTGGATTTTCACGGTTACGGATTGTTAAAGACGCCCCACGAACTGACAAAGGTTAGAATAGAATTATAGGAGGGTCAAAAATGAAATCTTATAAAGTAATATGGCGTTATGGCGATGAGGTTTGGGAGTTCCCAACAAGAGAACAAGCACAAGAACAAATAGAACGATTTGCCGCAGAAGATATGGAGGAGTTCGGCGAGGGGTCAATAAATGACTATTTCATACAAGAAGAGGGTTAAACCCCTCTTTTTTTATGTCCTCACGCCGTCGATAGAGCGACCCCCTTTTGTAAGGATCTATTTTCGTTTTTTAAGCGATTTTATTTTATTTCGATATGTTATACCTTTTCGATAATTTCCTCGTTCAAATCTCAATTTTAAGCCTTGCACGGTGCAACAAATATCGGTACACCTTGCATTATTTTTTTGGTCAAAAAAGAACACACGTTTTTACATTTTCGAGAATTTTTGTTTGTTTTAGTTTTCGCAAACATTTGTTTTTTCTTGTTCACGAACACAAGTTCCAAAAAATTTTTCCGTTCTGCGACTTTTTTCGGAATTTTTCTCCCCCTCTTTTCTGTGCGTTCTGCGACCTTTTTCCAAATAAAACGTCTGTCCCATAAATGGTACTTGCAATACTAAAGAAAAAAGCAACCTTATATGATTAAGATTGCCCCTTTCCCATTATTTTTCGGAGTTATTTAATGATTAAAAGATGTTTGGTTTAACTATTAACCCTTGTTTATGCCACGCAGATAATAGCACTATTGGTTGGATTTGTATAGTACATTTTTCCGAGAGCATATTGGTTTTGAAAAATATTATTTTTTAGG